AGAATCAAAAGGACCACGGCATTTTGTTCTTTGCCAAACCGCAGCGGACGTAAATCTTCGCTGTCTATAAAGCAATAGGCGCTCTGCTTGTCCCCTGGGTCAATCGCTAAGATTGTCATTTATCTCCTTTATCATTCTGCATACTCTCGCTGTCATCAAACCATGGGCAGTTTTCTGTATGGGACTGGTTGTCACACTTATCACACATATCTTCTCCGTCCAAGCATTCATCTGTATGAAAATATAAACATGTTACACAGAAACATTCTCGGCAGTGCTTATTATCCTCGCTGAACATAATCACCCTCCCCGTCGTGGATGGAGCCGATGACCTCACAGTAGTATGCAGTCTCCAGGCTCCTTCTATGCCAGTCATGTGCCATCAGGAAAGTCGCATTATCTTCGTTCCACTCTACTGTGTATATTGAGTTCTCGTGCGGGTCATAGACGTTGTCCCCCTCAAAAATATGCTTCCCGTTCTTATCGGTCATTCCGGTGTACTGGCAGATGGTTTCGGGGCGGACAAATGCTTTGCCCATTTCCTCAATGCTGCCCATATCGAAAACGATTTCTGTTGTTTGATCGGGGTAGACAATCAGGCTACCTTCCACCCACTCGCCATCCAGCCGCTTGGCTTTGAAAAGGACTTCTCTCATTTTTTATCCTCCAATCTCCGCTATGCTCTCTATAAAGCAGTTGTAGTATGTATACCGCTTCCCATCAAAATCAAAGAGCACATAGCCGCCATCGTTGCCCTCAATGTCGATTTTCCCATCGAACTCTGCAATGATTTCACCGTTTGCAGTGTAGACACGGACAATACGATTAAGGCCATTGCCTATATTGCTTTGTTGATCCACCATAGCCCGCTGTCCGCTGGCTGTGTCTCCAAAATACCACAACATACCGATCAGCACCGCGATTGTCGCAACTCCACAAAGAATCGGCACGGTAATTCTGGCGGCTAAACTATTAGCACACAAAATTGTGCCTACAGCCAAAACTACAAAACAAACCGCCATAAAAACAAAAATAATCCATCCAGCAATTGTCATTTATATTCTCCCTTTCTCTCCCACTCCCTGCACCGCTGGTCCGGCTCCGTGAAGTTGGCGCAGTACGGCGAATCCCCATTAAAGCACACGCCCTGGAAGTCCTCGTACCAAGCGCAGGTGGCACAGCACTTAGTCATGCTCGTCCTCCTTATCCATACGAGCGCCGCAGTTAGGGCAGTACCGCATATTGTTTTCTGCCGGATTTCCGTCAATCAAAGTCCATGGCTCTCCGCATTCGGAACAAATATAGGCTTCGTCTGGTTCTCCGCCTCCCATGTCTGATGGAATCCATCTCCCATGCCTCACCTCCGCAACGTCGGCGGCGGGGAGGGCATCTATCGCTTTCCGTGCTACAGCAAGACCAATATTTTCAGGGGATAATTCTCCTGGAAAATCAACCAAAACGGCAAATGCCATTGCCCTTTCAATGTACTCCTTCATTCCTTTTCCCTCCGTAGTACGGCCTCGGCCTCTTGCTCTTTCAGCAACGTGTCTCGCCGTTCCAATTCTGCGGCCTGCTGGGCAATCAGTTTTGATTTTTGTTCCAGCTCGGCCCGCAGCTTCTCGTTTTCGGCCAGCAGGGCGGTGAAGGCGTCGGCGGCTTCATCGTACAGCCCGGAATGAGGTCCCAGCGAACTTCCGTTGCTTAACCCTCTCCGTTCCAAGTGCTCAATCAACTTCTCAACATCCATCAGTTTTCCTCCTCTCCCTCCGGCGGGCGGTGATAAGGCGGCACGGGAAGCATCCGCCACCACAGCACATCCGCATCTGTCCATTCAAGGTATTCGTCGATTATCCAACCGTCGTCCTTGTTCCACGAGCCAAGCTGGTACGCTTCGTCCAGAATGATGTTCGGTTTTGGGCTCCCGCTCACGATGCACAGAACAGGCTCATGCTCTGGCGGCATGGCATCTTTCACTCGCACCCACTCATTCGGCGGGGTGAGGGTGGACTGAAGTGCCTTTCTGGCCCAGAAGTATGCCTTGGCCTGCTCCTCGTTTTCAGGTACAGCAATCACAAAATACTGGTACGCCTTTTCGGCATCAGTCATCTTTCAGCGCCTCCCTCTCCGCCGTTTTCCAAACGCTGTTATGAAATTTTGCTATATCTTGTGTGCCCTTTTTGTACCCTGCTAAATAGCAACAGGTGCATAAAATCAGGAGCAATATCGCTCCAAAAAGAGCACAAACCACGATTTTATCCATCTTTCAGCGCCTCCATCCTCTCCTCCATCGGTTCTTTGCCCCGTGTACTCCAATGGGTGCTGATCTCCCCGCCGCATGCCATATACCCCGCGCCATCAATCCAGCTATCAATGTGCTCCGGGTTTACAGATGCCCGGGCAATCTTGAGCAAGGCCATCATGGCCGCCACATCCTCCGACTCTAACTGCACATGGACCCCAGCGGCAACACACTTCGCACTGAGGTAGGTGTGCCAAAATTCCGCAATCAAACGGAAGCTATTTTCTGGAATTCCATAATCCTGCTCCCGATCTCCACACACGCACCTCTCCGCAGTAGCGAGAATTTCTTTTCTTGTCATGAGGTTCCCTCCTTCTTCTTCCTTGGCATTCCAAACCTCTGCGCCATATAACACTTCCTGCCACAGTAGATGTCCTTGCCTGTGGTTGAGAGAAATTTTGTTTTACACACCGGGCAGGTTTTAATCTTCCATGTCTCTCTGTCCATTGCTCCACTCCTGATAGATCCGGCTGGCCACCACATCCCGGCTGCCCTGGTACTTTCCGTGGTATTGGCTTAAAATCTCGCCGGTGGTGGTCTGATAATAAATCTGGCAAATCTCCATGCCGGGGTACACCCGTACCGGCTGCACGCAGGTCAGCTCCAAGGTCCAGTTCCCGGAAAAGCCCACATCTCCAAACCCGGCGGTCACGTGGACAAAGATGCCCAGGCGGCCGATGGAGGACCGGCCTACCAACATGGGGACCAAGTTGTGGGTCTCGGTATATTCCATGGTTTTAGCCAGGTAGAGCCGCCCAGGGTGCAGCACCAGGCCCTCCTCTGGGATCATCAGCCGCCCCGTCCGGTTGTCCTGCTTCGGGTCCAGGACAGCCTCCTTGTAGGCCATCAGCTCGGGGGACAGCCGCAGGTTGTAGCTATTTGGCCCCAGCCGGGTCTCATCCCAATCGCTGATGATGATGTTGCCCGCCTCCCGTTGGAGTTTGATTTCATTGCCGGTTAGAATCATGTCGTCTCCTCCAGTTTTATCTGTTCTGGTTTGAATGCGCTGTCTTTGATGTCCACATAACGCACGGTCCCGTATTTCTCCAGGTCACAAGCAATCGCCTCCCGCGTTCCTTCGGGATTCTCAAGGCTGGACGGAATGGGCCGCAGTTTTACGGTGATCTCCCACATGGCTCAAAGCTCCAACAGGCGGCAGAGGGTTCCCTCTACCCGGGCCATGGCATGCCGTGAGAGATAGTCCTTTCTGCGCTGCAAGCTGCGCTCCGGCAGTGATTTGACGTGCTCCAGGACCGCCACATAGGTTTGGCCTTGGACGCTCTCCACGGCGATATGGGACGCCGCCGCGTAGCGTTCCCGGGACACCAAGGGCGCCGCCACCACGCATCCGGTTTCCCGGTTGTTCTCGGCGGAAGAGAGAATCAGCACCGGTCTGCCGTAGTCCTTCTTTCCGCCCCGATACCGGTCGGTCAAGTAAATTTCGCCTTTGTGAATCATGTCTGCCTCCTTGCTGTGCGCCAGTTCCTTGCTCTGGAACAGTCAACGTAATATCCGCCTGCCATCTCAAACAGCCTTGAGCCGATGGCTTCATCGCCCCGGAGAATCGCCTCCAGCGTGTTCTCGCTGGAAAGGATGGTGGGCTTTTTGCTGATGTATCGTGCGTTAATCAGCTCGAATGCCAGGTGAACATCCGCCGGCCGAATTTCCCCCTTCCAGAAGTCATCCAGATAGAGCAGCGGCGTATTTTTCAAGGGTTCGGTTTCCTCCCGAAAATCGTCCCGATCATTTCCAACTGCCTTGGCCCGTCGCGCAAACTCCCGCCACGAAACATACAGGCCGGGTTTGCCGCCCTCAACGATGGCCCGGAAAATGGTGGTGCATAACGTCGTTTTCCCGCAGCCCGGGGTCCCGCAGATGATGAACCAGGAGGGATCTCCTGCCGCGATTTGCTGTACGTAGTCTTGCGCCATGGCAAGTGCTTTCCTCTGCCAGTTCTCCGGCGTTTTCCAGTTCTCCCAGGTGCAAGCCGCCAAGGCATCCGGCGGGATTCCGCTGCGGTCCATGGCCCCCATGGCGTCACGGATGCTCTGGCATTTGCAGCGCTGAAACCGAAGCGCCCCATTTTCCTCCACCGTCATGTACCCGCCCCGGTCATGGCACGTGGGGCAATGATAGCCTTTCAGCGTCCCGGGGGTCGCGTTGAAAAGTTCCGCCCGTTTCCGCTGTGCTGCGAAGAAATCAAAACGGCTCGTCGTCCCAGCATCCGTCAGTCGCGGAGGGGAGTTTGTCGATGATTGGGCCCTTGTTGGGAAGTCTTGCAAATGGATCATCCTCCTTTGCCCGCTTTTTCTTCTCGTCCTGGAGCCGGGTTACCACCCAGTTCAGAATGGCTCTGTAATCGCTCTTGTAGGTCTTCCCCGTCGCCCCTTTGTAGTTGTCCAGAATCTCGATCAAACGCTCGGTGTCGGCGGGGCCATGAGTGTCAAGCAGCTTCTGGTGCTCGGCATTGGTCATGGAAACAAACTCCGCCCATTGGACCTTGGGCTCTTGTTCAGATTCTCCGGCAGTTTTTTTCTTCTCCGTTTTCGCGCGCGCCCTTTTACGTGGGGGGGTGGGAGAGAAAGGGGGATTATAGGGGGATAGAGAGATAGGGGTTTCAGGGGAAAGAGAGGAAGGGGGAAGAAAGGGGGGAAGAGAGGGCGGGGGTGCGTTACTGTAACTGTTACTGTAACGGTTACAGTAACGCTCTCTATACTTTTTTACCCTGTCCGCAGTCTTTTTCCGGGCCGCAATCTTCTTTCGGATTGATGCCAAGGAATCTCGTTCCACTTCCCCCCAATCCTCTGCTGCCTCCCCCCCAGCAAGAAGGGCGAAAAACACCCGATCTCGCTGGATGCTGGAGAGGTTGAGAAGCAACGTCCTGTCCTCTTCTGTGAAAGAAAGTGTAATCATCTTTTGCCTTCTTCCCTGTTGAAATCATAAGCGAATCCCAGAGGTAGAGATCGAACCCCCGCGTTTGGATAAGAAGGCTTTCAATTCGTCCGGTGAAAAGTAAACCCGGCTGCCAATGTTGACTGCTTGAATATCCTGAGATTCCCTCAACCTGTCCAGAGTATCGGTGCTGATATTAAGGGCCTGAGCGGCCTCTTTCCGGGTCAACAGCAATTTTTCCATTTTAGACTCCTTTCTCAAAACGGAAACGGTCCGTCGCCACTGTCATTGTCCCAGGGCAAGGGCCCATTATCAGGAATGGCGGCGAAGCCGTTAGAGGGCGCTGCGGCCTTTTTCAAGGGCTTGTCCGGGGGCAAGGTGTATTCCCCGCTGCGGACCCGATCTGCGCTCATGGCGCGGAAAGGACGCACCGCCCAGCCGGTTTTCCCGTTATAGGACCATTCCTCATTCCGGAAGAGGATGCCCACCAGCTTCCCCACCAGGGAAGTCTCCTCCCAGTTCCAGGTGTACCCAGGGTTGGAGTGCTCAAAGGCGGTGGTCAAGCCTTTGAAAGAACTCTTTGTCCGTTCGTCGTTGTCAGTCCCATCGTCTTTGGGCAAGAACTGACGAATAACCCCCTTCCACTTTTTATCCTGCATGGTGTTGGCCTTAAACTCTTTGGAAAAGAACCCTCTCTGCTCTCCCTCCTCAATGTCGAAGAGGATCAGCAGCTGGGGACCATAATTGGTATCCGCAAAGGATACCTGCTTGACCCGGCAGACATAGGCGTCCAGGGGGAGTTTGGGACGGTCAGAGAACTCCTGCACGGAATCCCAATTTTTCGGTTTTTGAATCATGGTTTTTGTTCCTCCTTGTGGTTGATTTGATTTAATTCATTTCGGATTGTATCCAGAATGCCGATCATGGAGAAAATAACTTCTTCCTGATAATGAAGAAGTAATATGCAAGACTTTGACAGGCTGTTTAATTCTTCATTGATGTCCGTCTTTTTCTTTGGCTCATGAGGCATTTGGTTCACTCCTCCTTTTTACTTAATTGACATGCTTTCACGTTCTTCCAAGGAAACTCCTGGGGCTTCATTCCCATCTTTCAGCCACTTAGACAATTCTGTCCGTTTGACGTCCGGTGACTTATACCGTAGAAAACGGTCCTCAAGGCCGGCATGTGTTACCCAAGAAAAAAACGCTTCTTCGTCTGCAATGTTTACTGCCTTGGTGTGTCGGAAAGATACCGCACAGCGCGGTGTTTGGAATTTTTGCCCGGCCAGCGCGTAGGACAACACATCTCTCAGCCGATCAACCTTTTTCTCTGTCCGCTTCCTACGCTCGTTTAATACGTCGATCTCGTTTTTCAACGCAGTGGCAATGGCAGAAAGATTCTTAATGTAAAGCGCAATATTTTCCAATTTCTCTTCTCGCTGCATCTGCAAGGCAGTAAGCTCTTCCAGATTTGTAATCTCACCTGTCTCTGGGTCCGTCCCGGCCTCAATCGCCGCATCAATCGCGGCATCGATTTCATATAGTTTCAGGTTCACTTGAGCCTCTCTTTCCGTCTGCGGGGACAGTTGACAGCCCCCAATATTCTCTAATCCGCTGATCGACAAATTTCAGGTCATTCTCAATCTCCAGGTCAAACATTTCTTCGGGCGACTTAGAAATGTCCATTCCATTGGATTGGGTGCGGAAGAAATGGCGGTCCCCTTCCACCATGCAGCGCAGACAGATTGTGACCATTCCCTCAATGCAAACCTTCTCGTCCAGCAGCTTTCCAATGGTCCGCAGCCTGGTTTCTCCAAAATCGGATGTAGTTTCGTGCATGAGGATATAGACGATGACATCCTCTGGAAGCTGTGCCTGAATGAACATCAGCAGCCGCCAGAAATTGTCCGCGATATCGTTGTAGAGGTCGAACGTAGAACTTCCCGCCTTGGGTGCGGAATGACCTTTCATGAAAGTGTTCGTCAAAAGGTACCCAGCGTCATCAATGACAGCGGTTTTGGTGGGCATCTTTTGCAGGCCAGTGGTAATGGTCTGGTAGCTGTCTGTCTTCATCTGGTATCGGAAGGTCCCGGGGAAAGGCAAGCGTTTGCCCACCACGTTAATCAAAAAGATTTCATCTGGGGCAAAGTTTTTCAGGGAACGGGACTTCCCAGACCCACTCTTGCCATAGATCAAAATTGGGAGCCCAATAAGTCATTCCTCCTTGCTTCTTCAACCCATACCCATGCAAACCCACCGACATGTTTGCATTTTTGGTGATTTGCACACTCACAGATGTGGGAATGCGATAATTTTGTTGCCCTCGCAGCCGCTTTTGCACTTGGATACGTTGCAATGATCTTTGTACCGTCAATTTGGGAAATAGGTTTACTGGACAAAGCACCATTTCTTCTCGCGGCAGAAAGTCTTTTCTCTGACCTAAAGTTTGCATTTTTCAGGTGACGAGAAAGTCTCGTTCCGTGATTCATATTTTCTTTCGCAGTAACCCACTCCAAATTGGACACATTGTTGTTCATCTTGTCTTCATCAATATGATTTACTTGCGGTTTTCTATCTGGGTTCGGGATGAATACTGTTGCAACAATGCGATGAACCAAATGAATTTTCCCTTGACCGCCTCTAAATAACTGTATATGAGCATATCCATTGTTTGCTTTGATCGGGGTGAGCAAACGATCTTTCCTCGCACTCCATATTTCCCCTTTTTCTGATACAGCATAAAGCCCTTCGTATCCAGGAATTGTGGAAAATCCTACTGGAATCCCGATAAGTCACTCCCCCTTTTCGCCGCAGTCCAGGTATTCCTGAAATAGGTCCATCTTCTCATCCAGATAGGCCGACATGGTGAAACTGTTATATAAGAACATGTAATCCATGAAGTCATCCAGGCATGTGTCCATGATAAAGTTCCGGCATGTCCTGGCAGAAACCTCTATGACCACCTTTTTGGGGAAAAAGTTGATTCGTTCCTCCATCTTGACAAACCTCCAATTTTTGTTACAATAAAGTTAAGCGGAAGAAACATAGCTTATTTTTTCAAGTATTCTCCTTTCTGAACTCTGCCGGTCTGCTACACCGGCAGAGTTCATTTTTTCTGGTTTCGAAAGATAATCTCATCTTTCCACCTGGTGATTATCCCGTCAGAGACATGGTACATATTTTGAAGTTCACGGTATGTCCTGTGCATATTCTCTTCAAAGTCGTCTGGTACCGGTCGATTCCTGCGCCCCGTATGAACCGGGCACCGTCCCGTACAATCTGGTTTCGTGCAGTTCAAACACTCTTGAATCTTTGCGAGAGAATCTGACGAAGGATTGATTTTGTTGGGAGATTTCCGATCAAAAGTAGTCTTAGAAGGAACGGTGTTCCACGGCTTCCTCCCTTCGGTCTGTACCCTGACCCCGTTGATCTTCACCATATCCCCACCCCCTTTCGCACCTGGGGCAGAGATATACCTTCTCTCCAGGTTCCAGGGCGGACACGTTCCACCGCTGCTTGCACCGGCGGCAGAGACGATACACCGCGCCCCTCATACCACACGGAAGGGAATGCCCCGGCGGGCCAAGGCGGCATTGATCCGGCTCTTCCCTATCTCCCTTCTGCGCCGGGCCTCCTGGCGCTTTCTGGCCGCTGGGGCAATGGCCCGCAGCAGGATGTCCATGTCATGGCGTTGCTTGATCTCTTGTACTGGGTTCATCAATTTCACCTCTTTTCTTCATCCACTCTTCCATCAGCTTTTCATAAACGTGGAAAATAGGCTGTTTTGCGCCCTCAATACATGTCCCAAAAAGGTATACTCCTTGTTTGATACCGCGTCTAAGAGTATCGGGTGATATACTCAATCCAGCCGCTCTTAAAATTTCGGTTGCTTCCTCGATGGTCAAAACTTTGACCTTATAATTCGTCATATTCTGTTACCTTCTTTCTCTTGTAAAAAATCAGAGATATCACATTCAAACAATCGCGCCAACGCGTTGAGATGGAGGACTCCAGGAATTCGCTTCTCAGATTCCCAAAAGTAAACAGCCTGATTAGATACTCGTATCTGCCGCGCGACTTCCATTTGTGTAAATCCTCTTGAAATTCGAATTTTCCGAAGATTCGTCCCAATAGACATAAGATCACTCTCCAGATCCCCGCCCGATTAAGGGCGGGGTCGTTTTTCTCCGTTGCTTTTTCTTCTTTTCTTTTTGGGCTTGTCCCTCCATCCCTCTGCATACCCCGCAATATAAAACAGGGCTTCCTTTGGCAGTCCAGAAAGACTGTCTACCACGCTCTGAACATCAGAGAGTTTCTTTAGATCAATCATGTTGTCACCACCTTTCGATTTTGGTAAAATGTCCCATAAGGAGGAACATCTTATGAACGATAAAAATTTAGAAGAGTTGAACCGACTAAAAAATATACTTGAAACTGAATTAGAAACAGAAACTATCTCTTTGGAAGAGTCCTCTGCTGGGAAACACCTAAGTGAATTACAAAAACTCCGTCAGGAATTTGACCAGTATCGTGCCGAGCAGGCTGCCTATCAAGCCGCCGCAGAACATCGAGAAAAAGTAGCGGAACGAAAGGGATTCTTCCTTGGACTTGTTTCTGGTCTTGTTGCTACGGTCGTCGGTGGGCTTGTCATCTACTATTGGCCTGCTATCACAGCTTGGCTTTTTTCGCTTACTCAATAAATCACCTTCTCATTATTGTCGCCGTTCTCGCCTTGATCGTCGCTTTCATGGGACTCTACCTTCCAACGAGTAAGCACCCGCCCCAAATTCAGCCCAGCCCAGAAAGCCAACAGCAAGCAAAGCAATATACCGAAAAAATTCAAAGTCAAAATTGATTTCACCGCTTTACTATCGATCCATTTTATCGTTCTTTTTCATTGCTTAGCTATATAGTAACATAACCAAGTTTCTCTGTCAAGCAATTTTTATAACTCAGTTAAATTTTCTATTGACTTTTTTCTATCTTTATGTTTTAATGGATTTTAGACAGGAGGTGTAAAAAGTGGAGACCATTAACAATCGAATTGCATGGTGTGTTAAGGACAGTGGACTCACAAAAACAGCTTTTTCAGAACGCTTAAATGTATCTCAAGCATTTATTTCTCAGTTGTGTTCTGGAGTGAAAACACCAAGTGACCGAACAATTGCAGATATCTGCCGAGAGTTCAACATATCCGAAGTGTGGCTTCGCACCGGAGAAGGTGAACCCCACATGGAAAGAGATAAAGACGAAGAATTCCTTGAGATCATGGAAAAAATCAACATATCAGATGATGATTTAATTAAACGGATTATTAAGGCTTATTGGTTTTTGGATGATGATGAAAAAGCCGCTGTAAAAAAAATGATCGACAATCTATCTGGAAAATAA